CTTGAAAATCCGCTAAATTGGTTGTATTCATCATCGGTGGAAGGGTGTATGTATATGGACTGGGTGCTGATCCAGGTGTTGATCCAGGTGCTGATCCAGGTGCGGGTGCGGGTGCTGATCCAGGTGTAACATTCATTATAGGAGGAGGCCCTAAACTTGGATTTGCCACTGGATCAGAACTTGGGCTCGGTGAGCCTACTACACTTTTTTCGATTGTTGTTAATTTAGACATAACATCGTTTAATGAAGCCGATGCGGGCGCAGGTACTGGTGTTGGAGAACCCATTTTGTCTTATCTACTATCTTGTGATATTTTTGTTTTACTTATGGTTTGGTTTTACTTTTTTGGGAGTAAAACTCTCGGCCATTTTTTGTGAAATGGGTTTTATTTGATACAAAATACAAAATAATATCAAAAATACAATGAGTGCTACCAAAATCAGATTCCAAAATTCGTCAGGCATATATTAGATCCTTCGAAAAAAATGCATAAAGATATGACCTGTTGATTATTTATCTCTAAAATGTGCGGAATTTTTACTCTTATAAATAGTAATAATTCCGGGTTTTCAGCCAATTTTATCCAAGAACAATTCGAAAAGGGACGGGGCAGAGGCCCCGAATTTTCGTCCATTTCCACAGTCGGTGCCAATGTCGTTTTCGGATTTCACCGTCTCGCCATTAATGGCCTAAATCCAGAATCAAATCAGCCACTCGTCTTATCTAGCGATAATGGTGATATCATTTTAATATGCAATGGCGAAATTTACAATACCGACGAATTATATTTTCTAATGAGCGTCACGCCTAAAACCGGATCCGATTGCGAAGTCATTTTGCATCTTTATGAAAAATACGGAATCGAACAGACTCTACAAATGCTGGATGGCGTCTTTTCCTTTGTTTTATTGGATAATCGTTATGGGTTCAATGATGGTAATAAAATGTATGTCGCTAGAGATCCATATGGAGTAAGACCACTCTACCATTTTATGTTCAATGGATCGAATAATTATACAAACCATGCTTTTGCATCGGAAGCAAAAGTATTATCCGAATTTCACCGTCAAGCCGAAACCGATATCAAAAGTCTGACTCAATTCCCCCCTGGACATTATGCTAAATTCACACTTCCCAATATGGCCATTTCACGATGGATTATGACCGATATCGAAAAATATCATTCAACCGGTTTTACCAGTCCCATAGTAATGTCCATTCCGCGCATTTTGGATCATCAACCTTGTGTATCCGATGTTTTGGAAGGAATTCGGTTTTACTTGAAGTCGGCTGTATATAAACGGTGTTGTACAACGGAACGTCCTATTGCCTGTCTTCTATCTGGTGGTCTAGATAGTAGTTTGATCGCTGCACTAGTGTCTCAATATCATAAAAACCAAGGGCTACCTACGCTCGAAACCTATTCAATCGGTTTAGCGGGTTCCGAAGATTTGAAATACGCGCGCCTGGTTGCTGACCATTTGGGAACGAAAAATACGGAAGTGATTTTGACCGAGACCGATTTTATTAAAGCCGTTCCATTCGTAATTCGATCCATTGAGAGTTATGATACGACCACGGTTCGCGCCAGTATTGGTAACTGGCTTCTTGGAAAATATATATCAGAAATGAGTGATGCCAAAGTGATATTTAACGGGGATGGTTCGGATGAATTATGCGGTGGATATCTCTATATGGGTGCTTGTCCCGATCCCATCGAATATGATCGCGAATGCCGCCGTCTTTTGTCCGATATTCACGCATTCGATGTTTTGCGGTCCGACAAATCGATTTCGAGCCATGGTCTGGAGCCACGCACACCTTTTTTGGATAGGACATGGGTTCAACATTATTTGTCCATCGTTCCGCGATTGCGGTTTCATCCGAATATGGTCGGTTTTGATTTGTTGGAAGGTCCCCAGAAAAAACCCGAAAAATATTTATTACGAATGGCTTTCGACGATTGTGATTTATTACCTCGCGAAGTTCTATGGCGTAAAAAAGAGGCCTTTAGCGATGGTGTAACTGGACAGGCGAGATCCCTGTATCAAATCTTACAGGAACATGCGGAAGGGTTAGATATTGATAGCCGCAAAACATATATTCATAACCCACCCCAGACCGCGGAACAGCGATGGTATCGATCGATTTTTGAGGAGGCTTATCACAATTTGGGAACTCTCGTCCCCTATTTTTGGATGCCCCGATATGTGGATGCAAAAGATGCTAGTGCGAGGACTTTGGATATTTATCAGGAAACGAATGAATAGATTTTATCCCCGTATCTGTATATAGAACGGAAATCAGGCAATCAGAAAAAATCGATAAAATGAGATCAATATATGCTATTGTCGTTGGATTGGTATGTGGATTCGTTGTAGGTCTTTTAGGAACACCCGGATATGCCATGATTGTCCCCGCACTTTTAGTATTTGCGATTGTACCTGAATATACGAAAGCGATTGGAACATATTTGTTGGCAGTAGCGGTTCCACTCACGGCGGCTGGTGCCTATATTTATTATCAAAATGATAATGTGGATGTAAATATTAGTTTTATTTTGATGGCAACATTATTTTTGGGAATTATTGGCGGATCCTTTTTGGCGGATAGTATCACCGTTCCCGTAAAAGAGCGAATCGCGGGTCTAATTGAATCGGTTATTGGACCATTTTATTTATTGCGCAGTTTTGGATATAGTTTTGGGTTGAGTGCATGATTTTGTATTTTTCTATTAGACAAAAATACAAAAATGGGGAAAAATTGATTGTTTGACATTGACATAAAAACTCAATCAAAATCTATCCGATAAAATGACAATTATTGATGTAAAATGGAGTATTCGTCAAAATCCATGGAAGGTTCATACATGCATATTTGATACCTTGGTCCAAACCATGGTAATTTTATTTTCCGGATATCATGAAGCCAGTCGTTGTAGAATCGACGACGAAGGGAAATTGATCTTGGATCCAAAAAACAAAAAAGGAAACAAATTTATCGAAGCAATAAAAATTGGTGATTATGCTATTATATTTGAGAATGGAAATCGCAATGCGGCTATGATCGTAAAAATTATCAGCGAACCCTATAAAAAAACAATTCCCGAAATCACCATTTATCGGAAAACAGGGTTTCAAAATTTCTATGGGAGCGATGAAATCGAGGTTTGTCTTACAGGAAAAAACACAAAAGATTTTACACATAGTGAAATCATGACCGCTTTCGTGAGAGATATCGAAATTGTAAAACGGATTGATCGCGACGAACGTATTTTCAATAAATATTGGCAATTTCAGTCATGTATCCAGCAAAACTGTGCTATTGAACGATATATGTCGGTTTAATCTACATCCGGGGATAAATACATTTATCCCCGGGTTTTAGGTCTCTCAAAGAGGGTGGGTGTTTTTGTATCCCGATCCTTCGTTGCGGATACAAAACACCCTTTGACCTATATCCTTTTCGTGCATAAATGTATTTATGCACGAATAGACCTTAAGGTGACTAAAAGTCTTCAGTAAATTCAAAAACATCATTTTTTGATTTATTTGCCAGTGCATAATCTGATATCTTCATTTCGAAGAAATTAGCCTTAGATTGTAAGCTAATCAATTCCATAAAACTAAAACAATTGGTAACATTATAGATCTTATCATATCCCAATTGTAAGCACAAGCGATCCGCGACAAATTTGATATACTGTGACATCAAATCGGAATTCATACCGATCAATCGGCAAGGTAGTGCATCGCAAATAAATTCAATTTCTATTTCCACGGCCTCCTTAATAATCTCATAAATACGCGCCTTATTCATCTTCTTTTGTAATTTATTATATAACAAAATTGCGAATTCCGTATGTAGCGCTTCGTCACGACTAATGAGCTCATTAGAAAAGGTCAAACCCTGCATCATTCCCCGTTTCTTGAGCCAATAAATACTACAGAATGCGCCTGAGAAAAAGATTCCCTCGATACAGGCAAAAGCAACCAATCTCGCAGCAAAGGAAGAGCGATTATCTCCGATCCATTTCTTCGCCCAATCTGCCTTTTTCTTGATACAGGGATAATTACTCACCGCATTAAATAATCGACCCTTTTCATCAGAATCCTTGATATATGTATCGATCAGCAGACTATACATCTCCGAATGAATATTCTCCATGGCAATCTGAAATCCGTAAAAAGCGCGAGCCTCGGCAATCTGGACATCACCCATGAAGCGGACAGCCAAATTTTCCAATACAATTCCGTCAGATGCAGCGAAAAAAGCGAGAATCATAGAAATAAAATGTTTTTCATCCGGCGTTAGCTTCGCCCAGTCGGTAAGATCTTTGGAAAGATCGACTTCTTCTGCCCGCCAAAAGGAATCGACCTGCTTTTTATACATTTCCCATATATCATTATGCTGTATAGGGAACATAACAAAACGTTCATCATTTGGCTCGAGAATGGGTTCAACTGCTTTCGTTTGGGACATGGACATAGATCGCTAAATAATATACTCCCGAGATTTTTATGTCCTTTGATTTTTTGTTTTAGGGTAAAGGATTTCTTTATATTTGCATATATTATACGATAATTTGGGATGTTTGGCATAGATCTTTGTAAATATCGCTACGCATTGGGAGTTCCGGGTCAGGGGATTCATTCTTACCGATTCATGGGGGTCGCTATCGCGGACGTTATTATGACCATTTTGGGTGCGATTGTAATTGCCTGGATTTTTGGATGGAATGTTTGGCTTACAATGATCGGATTTTTTGCTTTAGGAATTGTAATGCACCATATGTTTTGTGTGAAAACGACGATGGACAAATTATTATTTGGTCAATAATCAATATATAGATTGAAATCGTATCTGTATATAGATCGAAATGATTGTTATACCCATCGGCGTTGATTGCGGAAACGCTGAGTTTTTACAACAGCATAATTTGAGGAAGTGTTCATTGCCATTCGATTGGGTCGTTACTTATAATGGAGTATCCAAGATTATCAAAAACAATTTTGTGGATTTTTTGCCGAAAAATTCAGATTCACAATTTAACGCCGAATATGATACAGCATTTATTCATAATCATTTCCCACAAGATACCGAAAAAGTATTGAGACGAATTGACCGTCTTAAGAATATATTAGAAACCACTAGGGAACCCGTCATTTTTCTGAGAAAGGGGCATGCACCCCATCTCCATGATGAACAAAATGGACGTTATACAAACCACATGAAGAGTGATATTGCTGATGCGGAAGATTTAGATCATGTTTTACAGGAAAAATATCCTCATTTGAAATACGAAATTGTTGTTATTTTGGTTTGTGGTAACTGTTTTGATCCGACAATACAATATTCGACCGAATCGAAAAACATTAAAGTCTATAATATTGCAACGTCGGCGGCCGACGATAAAAAATACAATGATTTATGCCAACAAATATTCAATATTTATATATAAACTTTACCATTATGGGGACAACAAGTTCCGGCAATACAATCGATCCAGTATTCACCAAAATTATATTTCGGGTATTTATGATGCAATAAATGATGATTTCCAATGAGCCAAGAAAAACGATCATCATGCCTCATGCCATTACGAATATTCACAAATATTACAGCCAATAAAAACGGGCCCACAGAAATAGGATAAATTACTAAAGGAACAAAAATTCCGACGGATTGTACCACGGTTTCAATAGAATGCCCTTCGTATGCGTCCATAAATTGCAACTCATCATGCGATTTTTTATGGTGGATTTTATGTATGAAATATATTTTTGGGTTGTGTAAAACTATATGTGATAAGTAAAACCATATATCATAGCAGACCACGTATAAAAAGAAAAGGAACATTATATCTAGTATATAATATAATTATTTTACTAAAATATATTTATACAATATAGATATTGTCCATTGTATAAATGATCATCAAAAAAGAAAAGAAGGGTAAAATAACTATTTATCATGTAGCCAGAAATTACGACGATGATGCTATGGAAAAGAAGATGAATACGTTTATTGATCCCAAGGATATTAATGATATTATTGATCACGATTGCGACGTATTTACAGATGATGGAAAATTACTTTTACGATTTCGCAAGGGGGCGCTCAGTAAAAGGGAACACATCGACGCTTTTTACGATAATATCATCAAATTCGCCAAAAATGTTTCATCCAATCGCGGAAATGCAACGGGTAGCAAAAATCGTAGTGTGGCAACGAATCCCAAAGTTATGTCAAATATATTCGGATTTTTTGACCGGTGGTCTCCCTCGCAAAAAGTGATTTTCCGCCGTTTCAATAAAACCCCCAAAGTCTCGGTTCGCGAATGCAGGTTTAACATGGAACATCCCGAAGAATACAAAAAAACGATTCCCCTAATCCGTGATATAGACGAACTCTATGAAGATCTCATTCCAGAACAATACCGACTTCAACGTAAAAAAGCCGACGAAACCCGTTTCAAAATACCCGGCACAGCATTCACCACCATAACGACAAATGTAAATTATCAGACATCGATTCATACCGATCGCGGCGATGATGCTGAGGGGTTCGGTAATTTAGCCGTTATTGAACGCGGTTCCTATACAGGTGGTGAAACATGTTTCCCTCAATATGGGATAGGCATTGATGTGCGGAGTGGCGATGTATTGTTTATGGATGTTCATCGACCACATGCGAATTTGCCCATGAAAAAGGGGTCCGAAGATACAATTCGACTTTCAATTGTTTGTTATTTGCGTGAAAAGGTTTGGCGAAATACACGAGGACGCGCCAAGAGTTTTTATGAAAATCATAATAAGACTTTGAAAAAGATGATGAAATCGGGCAAAAAATAAAACCTGATACTATAGTAGATAGTGATATACAAAAAATGTCATCCAATTATGTGGTGGCCATTCCTTCGTATAATCGTGAAGAAGTAATCGTAAAAAAATCATTGAAGACATTAAAGGATGGAGGTGTGCCTAGTTCCAAGATTCATATCTTTTTGGCAAATGAAGAAGAGCGCGAAAAATACGAAAAAGCCGTTCCAAAAGACCTTTATGGAAAATTGGTGGTAGGGGTCAAAGGTATTACCCAACAACGAAAATTCATTGTTAAATATTTTCCCGAGGGTCAATACGTGATTTCGATAGATGATGATGTGGAGCGTTTGGAAAAACTTCAAGGTGGAAAATTGGCGAAAGTCCGCGATGTCGATGGATTTTTCAAAAAGGGGTATGACGACTTGAAAAAACGCGGGTTGTATATATGGGGTATTTACCCCGTGCAAAATCCGTTTTTCATGAAACCCGCTGCGACGACGGACCTCAAATTTATCATCGGTGTTTTACGCGGTTTTATCAATCGCCATGATAAAGATTTAGAGCCTTCGGGAAAAATCAAGGTAAAAGAGGATTATGAACAGTCGATCCTTTATTATAGGAAGGATGGTGGTGTATTGCGTTACAACAATATTACAACAAAAACTAAATTCAATGCAGAAGGTGGTCTTGGAAAGGAACGGCATCAAATGAACCAAGAAGCCTCGGATTTTTTATATGCAAAATATCCGGATTTAGTCACACCGTTTCATCGCAAAAATGGGATGGCCGAGATTAAATTGCGGCGAATGCCGCGAACAGAAAAAACAGAAAAAATGGGGAAATCTGGATCTGGATCCAAAACGATGAAAAAACGGTAAAAAAGTGATAAAAATATTTTTGAATAAATCATATAAAGAACCGGCACAGTTATATATTGGATGGCAACCTGGCCGAGCGGTTAAGGCGACGGATTACTAACCCGTTGGGACATTCCCGCGCAAGTTCGAATCTTGCGGTTGTCGAATTATATCTATTCGTTAGATAGATAGATATAATTTTATGGGGTGATAGAATTGAATTTACTGATAAAGCATCAAGAAAACAATAATGATCAAAACCATGCATTTACATTTGTATTCGACAATGAGATACACACTTTTGATTGCCTTTGTCATTATAAGACAACAATCATCTGCATTTACCTTTTCAATCTCTATCAATTCAATGCCATCAGTCATAAGCAATGAGAATAAAACATCAAATACAACGATAAAATGGTCAATGTCTAATACACCGGCGATGATTCCTGTTTTGATATTCCAATAATGTCTAACATAAATATAAGTAAAAGTTTGAATCGATGCCACCATCCAAAACGAAAAAGTTCTCTAAAAACATATTGAAAAATGCCATCGTCCTCTATTTGGTCTTTGCCGCAGCTCTCGTGAATTTATTGGTGTTTGGCTACCAACGCGATTGGATGTCTGGAGCGATTTTTGTCTTGGTCGCCTTTTTAACGACCTTTTTTAGCAAAAATATGATCGTCATATTATGTTTAGCCATGGTGGTCGCCAATATTTATAAATATGGATCCGATGTTTTGGTTTCCGAAGGTACAAAGGAGGGTTTTACAGAGACGGAGGATCCCAGCGCTCATAATGATAGCAATATGGATCATCATAATGGCAATGATAATGAAATGGAACCATTGGATAGCGTATCTCATTTAGATCAAAAAAAGGAAAAACCTGAAAAAAAAGAAAAACACGAAAAAAAAGAGAAACATGAATCTTCACAAAAAATAACACCCGAATTAAAAGAAAAATTAAAAAAAACGTTCAACGAAAAAGTGAATAGTTCAAACCATTCTAAAGAGAAAAAGAATAAAATGACCAAACAGTATGATGCAATGCTTACTATGGCGGAACAATTTAGTAATATGCAACCGGCAATCGAACAATTTAAAGCTGAAATGAGCAGTCTGTCCCCATAATAAAAAATCTATATAATGTAGAAGTGTTATATAGATTTTCAATGATCCCAAAATTAGATATTTTACAAAAATCCGCGATCATCTTGGTCGGGCTCATCATTATTACTTTATTTATGTGTTTTTTTGTGAAGAGAGCAACTCAATATTATGACAAACAATATGGTCATGTTGATCAAAAAGTCAAAGAGCCCATGAGTGGTATTGCCAAAGAAATTTTCGGACCTATCGTAAATGCATTCGATAGTGTTGGTAATGATATTGTAAAAAATGTGGTTCAACCAGTTGAAAGTGGGTTTAAAGAGGTTGGAAATAGTATTTTGGGATTTTTAAAAACACCGATTGATTTTATTGAACAAATCTTCAACTTTTTTATCAAATATGTGATCGATCTTCCTGAAGATATCGAAAATTGGCTAACTGGAATAGAAAATCATGTCCAATGTGGTGCAGCGGAAGCCAAAGATGGTTTTGGGTACGCATTTCCAGTTATGGGAATCATGTCGCGATGCGCTCTCTCCAAGGCAAATACGTTTTTCAATGGAAAATGTACCTTTTACTATTTAGTCAATATTGTCTTGGGTATTTGTTATTTGATTTGTATCGAATTCCCCATCTTTTTGATTTTTATGTTATCTGGATACGATTTGAATCCGATCCGTCTGGGAATTGTCAATGATATTTTGATGCCTTTCGACGCTTTTATTTATGCGCTAGTGGGAATCCATATTTTCCGATGGTCGGACAAAATCTTGGACGAATGTTTCATGTGCCAAGGGTCATTAGATGGATCAACCTATAATTTGACTTTTTCACAATGGTCAGAGATGTTGAACTGTAGCTTGAACGAAGGAACCAACGGAGTCGTTACTATTTTGGAATCAGTTATACCTAGTGAAAAATGGTCGGCGTGGTTCAATGGACAACATTTAGCTGGGTCTGATAATCAACCGCCCTTTATTTGATTTGATCTATTGTGATTATGATATGATGATTATTGATTCGTGTATAAATAAAATTACACCTTAGGGATAAGAAAGATTGTTCTTGAATTTATCACGGATTCATCCTAGGCGGTAGGTAGATCTGGTTTTTTTCAATAGATCTATTTTGTTTAGTGATTTATTATATTTTATTCAATGCTATTATGCTAATAAAATAAATTGTTTTATACGTAATTTATTTTATAATGTGGAAATAAAACCAGATCT